TGATTATTTCCGACCGAGCGAAGCCGTTCCGGTCAGAATGAAAAATATCATTAAGACAGCAGATAATATTTATCAAAGGGTTGGTTTAGTTAAAAATGTCATAGATCTTATGGGTGATTTTAGTTCGCAAGGTATTAAGTTGGTTCATAGAAATAAAAGGATTGAGAGATTTTATCAAAATTGGTTTCAAAAAGTTAATGGTATAGAGCGTAGTGAAAGATTTCTTAATAATTTATATAGAGTTGGTAATGTCGTCATCAATCGACAAACTGCCAAACTAAGTCAAAAAAATTCAGATCAGATGTATAAGGCTTCTGGGGCTGCTGATATACAAATAGAAGAAGATATAGTTTATCGTAAAGAAATACCTTGGAAATATACCTTTATTGATCCTTTTTATGTAGATATTCTAGGAGAAAGCTTATCATCATTTATCGGTAAAAAAAATTATGCAATTTTATTACCTGGTGGTTTAAGAAAAACTATTAACAGTCCTAAAAATGATATAGAAAAACAAATAGTTTCTCAATTACCAGAAGACATCATATTAGCAGCTAAAAATAAAACATCATATCCATTAAACCCAGAAAAAACCTTGGTCTTTCATTACAAAAAAGATGACTGGCAAAACTGGGCATATCCCATGATTTATGCAATTATGGATGATATAAATATTATCGAGAAATTAAAGCTGGCAGATCTAGCAGCTCTTGATGGTGCAATTTCCAATATTAGAATTTTTAAACTAGGTAATCTTGAACACAAAATAGCTCCTACCAAAGCAGCAGCAGCTAAATTGTCCAGTATTTTACAAAATAATGTTGGTGGTGGTACTATGGATTTAATTTGGGGGCCAGATATTGAATTACTGGAAAGTAAAACCAATGTTCATCAATTTTTAGGAGAAGCTAAATATACACCCCATCTAAATAGTGTATATGCTGGTTTAGGTATACCTCCAACTTTAACTGGTACATATGGCGCTGCTGGTACAACTAATAACTTTATTAGCTTGAAGACCCTGACCCAAAGATTAGAATATGGGCGTATGGTTCTGACAAATTTTTGGCTTAAAGAAATCGAATTAGTTCAAAAGGCAATGGGTTTTAGATATGCGGCGAAAATCGAATTTGATAGAATGGATTTAAGCAACGAGGAGAGCGAAAAAGCCTTACTAATACAATTGGCGGATAGAAATCTTATTAGTGAAGAATTAATTCAAAGCAGATTTGGCTTTGATTCAGATATAGAAAATATTAGAATAGCCAGGGAAGAAAAGGCCAGAAACACTTCTCGTAAAGTACCCAAAGCTGGGCCCTTTCATGATGCAGAATTCCAGAATGGTCTTAAGAAAATTATTCTGCAAAATGGTATGGGTACACCTAGCGAAGTTGGTTTAGAATTAAAACCCAAGAAAAAAGGACAAAAGAATTTATATGAGCTTAAGAATCAACAACCTTTACCGCCAAAAACTACAACGCAGTTGGTCAAAGATTCGCCAGAATCTTTACCTGGAGTGCCTGGTGAAGGCCGCCCCAAAATGTCGAAAGATAAAGAGAAACGCAAAGAACGAACCTTTAAACCCAGAACTGGAGCTACTTTAGAAGTATGGGCACAAGACGCCCAAGAAAAAATTAGCAATATAATCAACCCATTAATTTTAGACTTTTACAATAAGAAAAATTTAAGATCACTATCTAGTTATGAGTTTAAAAATTTAGAATATATCAAAACCCAAGCTTTATTTTCTTTACAACCATTTATTCATATTGACGCTGATAAAATTTGCTCTAATATTAAACATATTGATAAAGATACCAAACAAGCAATATTGGGGTATGAATATTCGTTAAAAAATATAAGCAATGATTTAAACAGACCTCTAACTATAGATGAACAAAAATTGGTAAAATCCACATTCTATTCTGCACTAAATAATAAAGAGATATAATTATGCATATTTATCAACAAGAATATGACGATGCTATTCAAGACCAAATATCGACCAATTCATCTGTCGCATATATTTCAGTAGCACAACCTTGCTTAAAAAAAGATATAGATATAGCAAAGGCTAGTATTCAAAACGAACAAACTATTGCTGCATTAAATGACGCTGACCTGTATTATGTACAATCTATATTAGTTTCTTCTTCTTGGAATAGAAATGATGATATTTTTGATAAAGCTGAAGTCTGGGCTGCTAAAAACACACCAGAAGATAAGCCCACTAATTTGGAACATGATGAAGATCAAATTGTTGGACACATTGTTTCAAACTGGCCTATTAATACCGAAGGACAAACTATTCCAGATGATGTTGACTTAGATAGTCTACCTGACAAATTCCATATTGTTACAGGTTCTGTTATTTATAGAAATTTTTCTAATCCAGAACTTCGAGAAAGAGCAGAAGCTTTAATCAAAGATATTGAAGAAGGTAATAAATATGTTAGCATGGAATGTTATTTCAATAATTTTGATTATGGCTTATTAAACAAAGAAACAGGTGAATATAAAATACTTAAAAGAGATAATAATTCTGCTTATTTAAGTAAACATTTACGAGCATATGGTGGTGTTGGTGAATATGATAATTTTAAGATTGGTAGAGTATTAAGAAATATTCATTTTTCAGGAAAGGGTTTTGTTAATAGACCTGCTAATCCTGAAAGTATTATATTCGATTCCGAAACCAGTAAAAAAGTTTTAAATCAAAATATCCTTTTGGAAAATAATAGTGTATCTAATATTCAAGCGTCCCTTAACATGGAGAATAGTAATATGAGTGTAGAAAAAGACATTGCTGATCTTAAAGATAAAGTCGAAGCCATGAATGGTTGCGGCGAGGTTCTTAAGGAAGCATATAGTCGTGTTAGTGACTTAGAAGCTAAGGTGATGGAACTCGAAGCTACTATGCACAAAGAACACGAAGAAAAAATGAAGAAAGACGAAGAAATGGCTGCCATGATGAAGAAAGATGAAGAAATGGCTGCTGTTCTTGCAGAGAAAGATAAAGAGCTAGAAGAGTACAAAAAGAAAATGGAATATGATGTAGCTCAGTTCGATGAGGCTAAAGCTACAGAAATCCAAGAATTGACTACTGCTCACGAAGTAGCTCTTAAAACTGTACAAGAAGAACTTGCATCTGCTAATGAAGCTATTGAAGCTTATAAAGCTCAAGAAGCTGAATTAGCCAGACAGGCTAAAATTACAAGTAGAATTTCTGCACTCGTCGAAACTGGAGTAACTGTAGAAGTAGCAGAAGCTACCGTTAAGCAGTTTGAGAGTTTAGACGATGAAGCATTTGCTACTATTACAGCTTTGGTGGGTTCCAATACCCCAGAATGGGCCCAAAGTCAAACTGAAGAAGCATCATCTGATGAAGCTTTATCTGAAGAGACCGAGGTAGTGGCTGAAGAAAAAACTGAGTCAGCTGTTTCTGAAGACGTTTTAGAAGACGTCGAAGTTGAAGACACTGTTGATCTTAGTGTTGGTAGTGAAGATGACTCAGAGTTAGAAACCACTAGAGCATCATTAGTAGATTTTGTTTATTCTAGACTAGGCAAAGAACAATTCAATAAAGGAGAATAAAATGGCCTTAAAACCTGATAGAGTTGAGAGTTTCACTGATGTTTCATTCTTTATGAACACAACAGGTGATCGTGGTGGGGTTGTTGTTTACAATGGCAACGGTGGTACTGGTTCATCCATGGATGATGCCGATGCTGTTGTTATTTATCCAACAGGTAGTCCATCAGGCACAGCACCAGCAGGTGTTTTGTTAAATGACGTTGTTGATCTTGATCTTACGAGACAACACATCAACTACCATAAAGACGAAGTTCAGAAAGGTGGCAAAGTTGCACTACTCCGTAGAGGCAGTGTTGTTACCAATAGCATAGCAGCTGGTCAAAACCCTGCTGCTGGCGATGCGGCTTATTATGATGGTGCTGGTGACTTCACCACTGTTAGTACTAATAGTGTTAAAGTTGGCACTTTCTTAAGCCAAAAAGATTCTGACGGTTACATCAAAGTAGATATCAACATCACCTAATTTAGAGGAGAAAAAAATAATGGCTAATAAATTTGAACCATCAGTTGAACTTACAGATCTTCTCAAAAGATCTGGTTCCGCAGATAAAGAGCAATCTTTAGCTGCAAGCAGAGAGTTTGCAAAGGCTTTAGAGCTTCCACTTAGACAAGCTGTTTTAAGCGGAGATATCCTTAATGGTATTTTCGAAGCTATTCAGCTTGCTCCTGGTGCTACTCCAGAATTTCCTTTGGACTTTCTTGCACCCGGTACAGAGTCAGACTTTGTAGCCTACACTGTACCAAATCATGGCTATATTCCAGA